CCTTTGGCATTTTCTAAACCAAGTTCTCTTGCTCTTTGAAGAAACTGTTGTTTTTCATATTCTATTCTTTCAACTTCAGTTGCATATTTCAAATAACTTTGTTCAAGAATTTGATCTGTTCTTTGTGTAAATTGTTTTCTATCTTCTTCTAATTTTCTTATTGCGTCTGCGGCGTCTTCAGCAGCCCTGATTTTAGCAAGTTGTCCTTTTACAAAAGTTTCTGCTTGTTCTTTTTCTGCTTCTGTTAGTTCTTCAATTCTTTTACCAAGTGATTTTGCAAGTGCCTCTTGGGCTTTCATTATTTCTGTGGCTTCACGTCTTTCGTCATTGCTCTTGCCAGCAAGTTTAACTTCATTCAACAGTGTCTTTTGATAGTCAGTAAATGCTTTTTCAACTTTTTCAACTTGGTTTTCTAACTTACCAAGTTCTTCTTTGTATTCATCTGTGACTCCTGTGTTTTCTTCAATCACAGCAGTATTATCTTCTATAACCTCACTATAATCTTCTACTTCTTTGCCTATTTCATCGTATTCTTGTTTTAGTTTTTCTAAATCTTCAGTTGCTTGTGCAATATTTTCCGACCAATCTCCTAAACCTAAGAAATCCATTGCCTGCATTGCTGCTCTTTTAACATAGAGCCATCCTTGTGCAACAAGATTTAAGGCTTTTTCCCAATCAACAAAAAGTGAAAGAATAGAAATAATTATACCAACAACACCTGCCAATTTTGCAACTTTATTAAGGTAGATAAATCCTGTTGCAACAATACCTAAACCTTTACCTAATTTGATAGCCGCAAGTTGTGTAGTAGTAAATGCTTTATCGACCATAATAATTTGCCCTGCGGCGTTGTAAGATGCAGCACCTGCTGTGGCAACTCTTTCTGCAACACCCATTAGTGCAACACTGGCTTTGATCAAACCTGTTCTAATTAGTGTTCCAAATGCCAATGTCAAACCAGCAACAGCAGGAATTACCAAATCAAATCTTGCTATTAAGTCTCCTATTGCACCAATAAAAGGTGTAATAATAGTAATGCCTCTTGAAAGAGCATTTATTAGTTCTGCAAGAGCAGGACCTAATTCTCTAAAGAAACGATCTCCTGCCAAATCCATTGCAATGCCAAAGTTGCTCATTGCAGTGCTAAGGTTATCCATTCTTGATTCTGTTGCACCACCAAATCTATCGTTGATTTCATTTGATAATGCTCTTAGGATCAGTTTTGCACCATCTGCACTTTTACCTAAGTCACTTAATTGTAATCTGTTCTTACCAAGAGTTTTTTGAAGCATATCAAAAACAGGAACACCTCTATCAGCAAGTCTGTTGAGATCTTCAAGACCCAAACCACCTGCTGTTGTTCTTGAAAACAAATCACTCATTGCTTCTAAGGCACCAATTTGATCAGTAGTGATAGCCGCAGTGTCTGTGAACATGGTCATTAGTTCATCCATGTTTTGTAGACCATAGTTTGTTGGATCAACACCGTTGGCTTTTAATTTGATATAGGCTTTTGTAAGATCTTGAACACTGAATTGTGTGCTTGTGGCAAAATCACTTATCTTTTCAAATGCTGTTGCACCTGCTGATACACTACCTTCAACAGCAGATAAAGAATCCCTTAGGTCTTCAAAGTCTGCCGCCACAGATACTACTTTACCGCCAGCAAATGCCGCCGCAATAGCCGCACCAACTTTTTTAGCAGTGCTCTCTAATTTTTTCATAGAGGCATTGCTTTTATTCACATTTTGTTCTAACTTACCAACACTTTTTTCTACATTATTGAGACTGGCGGTTGCTTTATCTACGAGTGTTAGTATTATTTGTGCGGTGTTTGCCACGGTTCATTGTCCTCTCAGTATCCTTCTTTTCCAACATATAGTATGCCGCCCAAAGTCTCCATTCTAAGGTTGTCATATCCAATATGTCTTCCAATGTGCGACCCAGTTCCTTAGCCAAAAACATGGTGAACCTAAGGTCAGGATCGCCTTTTAGTTTTTTTCCAGTTCCTCAAGTGCAGGCATATCCTCTGGAGTTGCACCATTGATTTGTGTAGCAACACGCAATACCACTTGGGGATCAATTTCATTCATAAACGATGCTTTATCATGTTTTGTGAATAAAGGATTTCCTTCTTCGTCTCTTGCTTTGTTGATTATGGTCATTACCAATGCTTCAACTGTCTTACCTGATTTGGTCAATTCAACAACTTCTGCTTCTGCTCTCAGTGTTTGAACTGGTCTATAATATATTTCGCAATCCCACTCAGGAACATGAAAACTTTTCATTGCACCTGAAATTTGTCTTTTGTAGTGGTTGGTTGCGTTTTGTAAAACACTCACCTTTGGTTTTTTTACTTCTTCCGTCATTTGGTTTTTCCTTTGTTTATAGTTGCTCGTAGGGCTTGTTTGACAAAACCTCGAGGAGCCTGTTTAGAATAACCACCTTCAAGTCTTTCAATGTAAGGAACTTTGTTCTCTACAATTCTATCCTTGCCTTGTGATCTCTTGTTCCAGCCTCTTCTGGCTCGTCCTTTGTCAATAGGAGTGCGTTTTTTCACTTCAGTTTGATAGGTATTTTGCAAAAAGTCTAATTCCTTTTTAACCAAAGGTTCAAACTCTTTTACAATATTATCTGCACGAAATGTAATACGCACTCCTAAATCTCCTTAGATGGTTGATGTAGTGATAGCACCTGTTCCAGTAAATGAAACACTTGCTTCAGTTATACCATCGTATGATGCTGTCACTGAGTAAGAAGTGACAATTACATCACCTGCAAACTTAGTAGCAGTCGCACTACCATCTGGGAACAATTCTACACTGACAGTATCGTCAGTTGCAGGATCTAATGCAGTTGACACGATTGTATCTTCTGAATCGTCATAAACGATATCCATTGAACCTGAATAGGATTGTAGTCCCTTTTTGTATGTTCTAACACCACTTGACCCCATAGAAGTATCTTCTACTGTGTCTCTTGTGATATCCATACTCCAAGATCTAACACTCGCCACCGCCGTGAGAGCATCAGAGCCGGATTTGATTTTAACTGATCCTGCGGATCCTTCATATCTCGCCATTACTCTTCTCCTTCGTTAGTTGTTGGCATAGAGGTGTCATCTAAACTATATGTCCAGTTGTCCTCATCTTCCTGAGGAGCATCCTCCTCTATGACATCAGCAGTGGCTTTGGCATTGCCAATCTTGCTGACTTTTTTCTTCACAGTGCCAACTTCTTGCCAACCCTGTGAAAGAAAATTGTGTAGATAACGGCTTTTGACTTCTTGAGTCACTCCGTCTTTCTCAATTGTTACTTTGCTCATTATGTTGTCCCCTTAGTGTAGAGGTATCTTACCTCAACGGTTATAGCCACCTCACCTAAGGGTGGCAATCTGTCGACCACTTCAATAAAAGTGACCTGTGTCTTCATGTCTTTGCGACTTGAATCTCTTGAACGATCTGTGTCTAATGTTTCTTCTATTCTTTCGATGATATCGTTCTTCTTTTTATCTAATTCGTTGCCTCTTACAAAGGCTCTAATAATATATGTGATTGTGCCCTGTCTTTTTATGCCCATGCTGTAGTCAGCACGAGTTTCATTGAATGTGTTAATCAATATTGCAGGGAATTGTGTGATTGCTAATTTTTCAACATCAAAAGGTTCTCGTGTCACAAGCACAGGTTTTGGATCTGCCATGTTCTTGAGAACATCAACTATGTTTTCTGCGAAATCGTTTCTTAAACTCATGTCTTACCTCTGCAATCGCAAGAAGTAAGCAGGTTCCTTTTCTACATCAGTGACTGTTCCATCATTGTCAATGTCATATTCAACACCATCTTGGATCACCATTGTAATCTCTTCATTAAACCTTTGTTTGTAGTAGTCCATTTTGACCTGGAACACATCAAGTTCAGGTTCAAATTTTGATAGTTGAGGATAGATGAAATATGCGAGAGCATAGTATACAGTTGCTCTTGTCATCTGACTTTCTGTTAGTAAAGCAGAATTCATTTCTGCATTTAGACCAATTACAGTGATGTCAAATTTACCAATCTGTTGTGTTGGCCACCAATGCACTCTAAGATATCTTTCAACGTCTGCTTGTGCTTTAGACAAAGCATCGTCAAAGTTGTGAATGCCATAGTTTTGGATGTCTGGTTCGTATTCTAAAACATCCGAGATAGTTGCAAAAGCCATCGGCTCTCCTCCAGTCCTACTAAAAGGTTTAACAAAGCAAGTCCTTCTTGCTTAATATATTTAGTCAAATAAAAAAAAGGGCCCTCGAAAGAGCCCTTTTTCTAAAGTTTGTTATTAGTCAATAACAGCATCTGTAGTGATTGCAACACCGTGTAGGTCTTGTAGTTCACCAACAGCATATGTCATAGAACCAACAATTTCAGTTGCTCTTAGAGAAGCATCTCTTTGAGTTTCAATTGAAATGTCTTTCTTAACAGCATATGCAATCGCATCTGGATGCATCACAGCACCTACATATGCACCAGTGGAATCACCAGTTACAACAGCAGATTCGTATAAATCTACGCCTGCGATACGACCCACGAAGCCTTCTGCAAGAGCAGCATTACCAATGTCACTTAGTGCATGGTTGATTGCTGAAGCACCTGAGTTAGTTAATTGCTTCTTAAGGTTATACATTTGGTTTGGATGGAATACACCAACATATGGTCCCATTACTGAGTTTGCTCTTAGGTTAGCAACAGCCTGGAAGATCAAGTCAGCAGTTAATTCTGGCTGAGTTGCAGCACCAATAGTAGTTGAAAAACCACTGAATAGAGCAGCAATATCTTCGTCAACTTTCTTAGCAAGACTCTCACCAATGATACGACCAATGCTTGCAGCAGTGTCGTCATTAGCACTATCACGAGCAGTGTCAGTTAGTGTGACCAATGCCGCAATTTCGTCTGCGTCGAAAGTTTTTTCAGTTGCAGTAACAGCAACATTAGTTGCGTCTGTGCCTTCACCTGATACAAGTGAAGAAGTTGCAATAGTTGGGTAGATACCTACTTTTGCTTGTTTGCCTGGCTGTCCTGTAAGATTAAAGTTTCTTACTAAAGGACGCATGAAGCCTCTTTCCTGCATAGTGAATAGTGCAGCCTGCTGAACGTCACTAAACAGGGCGGCTAAAGTTGTTCCAGTTGTTTCGTTTGCCATGTTATTTCTCCTGTGTTATAGCAATTTAAGGATTTACATCCTTATACCTTTGGACTTCATCAACTCTTTGTAGATTTTTCTATCTTCCGCAGAGTTCATGTTTAAGGATGAAACATCTACTTTGCCAGGTGTTGAACCACTGGAGTTTGCGATATTGCTGGTAGTGCCTGAACCATTTGGACCTGCACTTATGAAATGTGGATTGGTTTGAAGAAAATCTTTAACCAAATCATCAACACCCATAGCAACACCTTTGTCAGTGTATCTAACATTGCCATTGTCGTCAAGCACTTCAACATCACCGGCATCGCCAAGTCTAATGTTGTTTTTCAGCAAACTCACAACCTGTTTAGGATTGATTGCTTTGCCTGCACTCGCCGCATTTAACAATGCACCGTCGACTTTGATAGAGGTCAATTCCTTTTGCAGTTGATTGATAACACCATCTTTCTTTTCAACAGTTGACTTAAGGATAGTTTCAAATTCTCCTCTTGCCTTTTGTTGTTCAAGACGTGCTTCTTCTTCTGCCGCAATCATTTCTCTATATTTGTTGACGTCAATGCCTTCAAATTGTTTAGAGATCTTTTTGCGTTCTCTATCTAATCTTTCCTTGACTATTCTGTCAAGTTCATCCTGGCTAAAAGCCTTTGTTTCTTCCTGGTTTTCTGCTATAAAGTCCTGATTATTTTCAGCAGTAGGCTCGCCAGTTGCCTGTTCTGTTTGAACTTGTTCTTCGTTCATTTGTATCCTCCTGTTATGGTAGAAGTCCCCCATTCCCTCGTAATTGAGTAAAACTTATACACCAATATTTATCTAAGATGCCTGTAAACCAACCAAAAACGGTGATCTAACGGCCTCCACGACGGCCACCTCTTTTGCCGCCTTTTTTCTTCTTTTTTTTCATAGCCATGTCACAGCCCTCCTTACATTCCCATTACTACGGCAATTAACTGTGCAAACACAGCCAATGTCACAGCACCAAGAAATCTTTTGATCATCAACATATCTTTTTCCATATGCTTTAAATGATTGTCTAATACCAAATCTATTTTTTGTTCTAAGAGTGATAACCTCTTGTCCAAATTTTCGTATTCTTTCATTAGTCTTCACTCCTGTAGATTGTATCTGCAATTTCACCTCTTCTTGCCCTCACAAGATGGTAGATGTTTAACAGATGTTTTCGTGCCCTCACGCCTGCTGAATTATTCCATCTTTTCATAAATTTTTCATTTTCCTGATAGTATGCTTTGAGTTCACGCATAAGTTCTTCGTGGCAATCTGTAGGTTGCACACGATAGGTAAACTCTTTCACCAAAACATCTACATCAGGTTCATTACTCATCTGGTGAATCCTCTGTGTCTTCTTTTTCAAACAATTCATTTAGTTCTGGATGCAGATCCTGTATCTGTTGATCAGTGTATCCTGCATTGACCATTTCTCTTAGATGTGTGACTAAATCAGTAGGTGAAGTAACTGGTCTATGTTGCACAGCATCCAATTGAGGCTGTGTGGTTAGTTCTTCATATCTGTCTTCGTCAACAATCAGTGCCAACATTTTGTTTTCAACTTCTTTGTTTAGGATGGGTGAATCAATACCTGCTTCTTTGGCCAGTTTCAACATATTCATATCATTGTATTTGTCTTGAATGTTAAAACTGTCTGGGTATTTTACAACACCATTCCATACTGTGCCTTGCCATAGGCTGTATATACGCCATATCTGTTCTTCTGCGTGTTCTAAGTTGTCTGCTTTTTCTGCAAGACGAGCATTTAGAAGTTGGAATTCTGTAGCAAGTGCAACACCACTTAATCTTCTTGTTTCAATTGAACGAATACCACCCATGTGTGTCATTCTATCTATTGCTTCAACTTTTTTATTAATAGATTCAAGTATGCCTTCAATACCTGAACCATTTGGTTCTAACAGATAAGGTTTTACACTTTCTGGTAAATCGTCTGGCACTTGTATAACTGATCCTGCACCTGCCGCAGCCTGTGTGGATGCAGTTTTAACAAGACTTGGATGATTTGAAATACGAATTAACTGTTCCAATTCACTTAGTTCATTGTAGATTGATTTGCTCATATCTGCAACATCACCCACGTCTGAAATACCTATGCCTTTGATTGGAGACCTTTGGCTGTAAACACACACCGCAGGAATTATATTAAGTGCATTTGGTATTTCTTCCATTATGATTTCTTGATCGTCATCATAGGCAACAACCTTGATTCTATCAAGATAGTATTTTCTAAATGTGTCACGACCATTGTTTCTACCTTCATATAATTTTAGGTATGAAAGATAGTAGTGTCCGTTTGCGGCTCTTTGATATTCCCAGTCTAAAACATTTTCTGGAGTATACAAACTCATATAAGGACGAATGCCTTGATCAAGTTCTTCTGCTCTTGTGAATGCAACAGTGTTGGGTTTGTCAATCACACACCATATGTGTCCATACACACTTGAATATGTGCTGACATCACGCATAACACTGTCAAAACTTCTACCATCTAAATCTGTGTCTTGTAAAAAAGCATCCAATGCTGAATCATTTTCAATGTTTCCAAATTCTCTTTTAGGTGGCATACGGAATAAGAAACTGTTGTAGATTGCAACAACGGCTTTAACATGGTTATCATAAGGAGTATTATCTAATCTTGTTTCATATTGTTCTCTGTTTTCGAAAATATAACTTGCAAGATATTCTCCTTCCTTGTAAGAATGTCCACCACTGTAGGAATCAATAAGGAACTTCCATCTTTTGATAAGTTCTTTCCATTGTGGGTGGGCTGATATAATTTGACTATTTTTTGACATCGTTTACCACCTTTTTGTTCCAAAAGTCCAGTGACTGAGTTCTTCTTGTTCAACCCGTGTCTTGATTGGGAACAAGTAGTCACAAAGATAGCCAACAGCATCTGCGAAATGGTCAAGTCCTGAATCTTTATCTATTTGATTTGTATTTTCTTTGTATGTTAATCTTTGAAGACTATCAATGGTATGCTTACATTTAGGATCAACTAATAATTTTCTTTCACCAGTTGCTGATCTAAGCATAGCATTGACAGCATTTACCCTATCTCTGATAGGTGTATGATATTGTCTTGATTTGACTGTAAAGCCTGCATTCTGTAGTATTGAAAAATCTGTTTTACCACCTGCAGAAGTTTTCTTTTGTCTTGAGGCAGGATCTGGATACACAACAATTTGACTGTTTGGATATCTGTGTTTGATTTCGTCTACTACTTCTTCTGTGTTTGATCCACGCATCATTATCTCGTCAAATATATGTATGCTATTTTTCGATACCTGTGCAATAGTTGTGGCCATGCCGCCAATGTTGAAGTCTTGTCCTACATGGATAACACCTATCTGTGGATCTGCCAAAGGTTTTACAGTGCCTTTGTAATCAAAGTTATAGTATACAACACCTGAATAGGTGTTGAATGTTGCGAGATATTCCTGTGCGAAGGTTTTGTCGTCCAGGTCTCTCCTTGCGGCTTCTATTTCTGTTTCAGCAACCATTCCACCTTCAACAGTGGTAAATTGCCATGCGTCCCAATCGTTTTCATTTAGAGCCTGTGTGTATAGTTCATGACTCCAACTACCAACGCCTTTGGGTGTCCCGCAGAATAGTGCCTTTCCTTGCTTGTCAGATAGTGTAGGACGAATAACTTCTGTCCAAGCCTGGCGTGGAACATCTTGATACTCGTCTATGACGACAAAATCTAATCCAACACCACGAAGACTGTCAAAATTGTCTGCACCTTTTAATTGTATCATTGAACCGTTTCTAAGCACCAAAGTCAATTCTGCTTCATTCTTGGTCTTGATCCAACGAAGGCTGTTTAATTTAGATACCAATTGCAACCATACAATGTTTTTTGACATTCTGTATGTGGGAGCAATGTATTGTATATTTGCACCTGGGTTTTGTGCGGCGTGCCTGCATATTTCACGGATACACAGATGCGTTTTTCCAAAACGACGTCCCGTCACAAGACATTTGAATCTTGCTGGACTATCTGCAACCGTTCTTTGTGGCACACTTAATGGCATTAATCTTCATCCCAAGGAAGTGGTTGATTTTCTGAAGTATTTTCTGGAGTCTCCTGCTGCGACAAGTAATTCTTGCCCAAAAAGATCTGCATACGGGTATCACCATTTAGTGCTTTGTCCCACTGTGCTCTTCTCAAACTCTTTTTACCGACACTTTTGCCCTTTTCAATAAGATCTCCAAAGTTCTTACGCACCGCATCGTGACTGATACCTACAACATCTGCTATTTCTCTCAGTGTGCATTGCATACAGGCCAAACGCCATACAGTTTCTCTATCAACATCTTTTACCTTAACCGGGCGTCGGTTTTTAGGTATTTCATATTCATCCATAGTTTTTTCCGCCCCTCTATTCTATGCTCCGGGCACCTACTTTAACACGAAAATATCGTCTTTCTGTTAGGCTCCCGTCTGTGGTTATTGTATTATAAACTTTGTATATGTTGCCTTCTGTTCCGCCTGTAAGAGTAATTTGTGTTGTGTTGTCTGTTTTGGTATTGCCTGAAGTAGATAGGTTATCTGTGTCACCGGATATGGTTTCAACTTCCCATGTGCTTGTAGAAATTATACTACCAGCAGGAAGCCAATCCACCCAGTCAAGCAAATAACTTAGTGTTGCTTCTGGATCTTTGTCAATTACATATCCTGTGTTGTCTTTATAAAATCCTGTTGTTGTTGCCATCATAAACTCCTGTCGTGCATTTTTAGTGTTCGTTTGTCTTGAGGCACCAATAAACCTCTGGATTCAGGCAGCACTGTATTTATTCGTGTTTCAGAATCCAGTGCAAAAACCCTTGATTCTGGCAGAATATTGCCTATTCTTGTTTCACTTGGCACAGTTAATCGTGCATACAACGGCACAGCAAATAGATAATTGCCTTCTGTGATTACAGTTGATTGTCCGGCCAATGCACTTGTGCCGAATAGTCTGTATCCTGCCAATGATTGAATGTCACTGGCACTTGATATAGTTAAGTCAGGACCAATAAACATTGTTGCACTTCCGGCAACCTGTAGATCACTTGCTAAACTACTTTGTGCATCAAATATTCTACCACCCAATGCTGATGTTTCACTTTGAGATTGTAGTGTTGAATTTGCACCTATGTTTAATCCGCCAACAAAATTTGTTTGACTGTTAAACAAAATATTACTAAAATTAGATGATATCAATCCTACACTTGGCACAGTTGTAAATTGTCCTGCCATGCTACTACCAGCACTTATGCTGAGATTGGCTGTGCCTGTGGCAGTGGCTTGACTGTCAAGATTTATACCACCATCTAAAATTATTGCCAAACTACCTGTTAATGAAGTTTGTGTATCACTTGCAAGACTTTGACTAACATCAAACAGCAATCCTGCGTTTGGTGTTGTGGTGCTTTCACTTAACATAGTTAGTGCATCCATATCTATATCTACACCACCTACAATGTCTGTTTGTGATTGTGTGTCTAAGTTTGCAATACTATCTAATCTAAATCCTGCTACACTGTTGATTTGTGTGGTGCTGGTCAGTGTTGCATTACCACCAGGTTGTAGTCCTGCTGTAATGTCAAGTGTAGTAGCACCTTGTTGATTTTGAATGTTGCCTATACCATCAAAATAATCTTCTACTGTGTAATCAAAATCTACATATCTATCAAAGAATCCAATTTGATTTGAGGCATTGATTGTAGCATCTGCTTGTGCAAGGAGAGAAGCAATAGAACTTAGATCTACACCGCCTATGATATTTGTATCTGTTTGTGTGTTAAGACTACCTATGCCACTTAGTGTTAGATTTGCTGTTGGGTCTATAACAAAATCACTTGCTATTGAACTGTCTGCATTTAGTCTAAATCCATCCAGTATGTTTACGGCACTTTCACTGAATAGATTTGAATCAGCACCAATGTCTATTGCAGGATTTTGTGTTATCTGTGATTGACTTTCTATACTTGTATCAGCACCAATAGTGTTAGATGCTGTTTGAGAAGTTGCAAATTGACTTTGAACATCTATTTCAGGTGCAAGTGAAAATCCTGCAAGTATGTAGAATTTATCTTTGACATAAACTGTTTCTTGAAAATAATCCACAGCCACATAACCATCAGCAACATATGGATCTTCGTCCATATAATCATCTACAAAATAAGGTTCTGTTACAGTTCCTGAACTACTTTCACCAAGGGTTTGACTGTCTGCATATACAGCAAATCCACTTAGATTGTTTAATTGAAAATCACTGGCAAAATTTATAGGATCCATCAAAGGACCTGGTGGTCCAAATGTATCTGTGCCACTAAAACTAAGATCAAGTCCAGTTAAACTGTGATTGTCTCCAAAATCACTGCCTGGTTCATACAGCCAATACACAGGAGTATCACCATCTGGATAACCACTGTCTGCATCAAACCATCCTGCTGTGGTTCCAAAACTATCTGTGTTGGCAAGACTTACTTGGCCATTGTCAAAATAATTTTCATAGGTAATTGTTTGTGTGTTGTCTTGAACATTTAGATAGAATCTATCCCAATCACATCTTTGATCAAAATGTATTTCTCGCACAACCATTTCTGTTTGACCACTTAGGTTTTCATTGCCAGGAATTGCACCACTTGCTTCAATACTACCATCAATGTTTAGAACATATCTTAGATCAGTTGATATCTGTGTGACATTATAGTGAAAACTTAAAAAATGCCATTCATTGTCTTCTAATAAAGTCTCATCTAATCTTACCCGGTAGGTAGCAAAAGTAGGAGTAAACTCTATAAAAAGATTAAAATAACCTGTAAAATTATCAAATTGATCTTTTTGTCTTGCTAAACCAAATATCCAACTACTTTCAATATAACCTGTGCCTGGTGTGTTGTTGTTAGTTAAAAGAATCTTTTGACCACTAATTTTTAGTATGTTATAGTCTTGGTCAGGAACCCCAGGGCCTGGATCTATATCACTGATCGTGGGAACACGAAACCAAAAACTAACCACATGGCTCTCGCCCACAATATCAGTGGTTGTTTGAGGTGACCCATTATACGGCGGTGTATAGACCGCAATCGTATCTGTAGATGCAAGACCGTTTAGATCAGAACTTGGACTAATAGCCAACGGTTATCCCCTTATGTTAGGGTTACCGTGAGATTTCCCGATGCCACTTGGAAGGTGTCTCCCGTTGTGACTGTCTTGCTCTGTGTTAATTCTCCTGCAAAAAGTGCATTTCCGCCAGTAGAAGCATCCATTACGGCCAATACTGTGACAGCACCATCATAGTTTGCTGTTGCTGTTGGGAATGTCACATCAGCATCATTGCTGATAGAACCACTTGATGGTGATCCAAATGTGACTGCCGTTCTTGCATAAGAACCCAGTGTTATTTCGTCTGTAAATGTTCCGGCTTCAATATTTGCCAAAACACTTGCGGCTGTGCCATAAAACAAAGCCACATATAAATTACTTGGTGATGTGTATGCACCTGAGTTTCCGTTTAACCAGAAATCAAGTGTAGCATTCTCCAAGTAGTCGGTTGCTGCATTACTCATATATTCTCTCCTTTTGTAATTGCATTAAGTTGATTGTTTTCCATTGTCGTCTATGAAAACTGTTGAACCATCTGTGCCATCCATGTGCAACAGTAGTAGTGTGTTAGCATCATTCTGGAATGGTGTGGTATCTGGTGTAAATCCTGCGGTGTATCGTGCTGTATCTGAAATGCGAACTTC